GTCGTAGGTATCCCGTCGGGACTTCCTGAACTTGCTTCTGTTGCTTCACAATAAACGTCAACTTGACCGGGGCAATCGCTAGTATATGGGTATACGTTAATAATCCCCGCAACTTCTTCGCCCCATCCTTCATAATCTGATAATGCGCCACCCTGCGGGCGTTTCTGAAAACGATCTATAACACGTTGACGATATACTTCGATTGCTTCGGCGTTAGCGCCTGTTACAATTTGAGTATTTACAACCGCATCACGCGCAACATTAGCGATCGGATTAGCAAACGATACAATATCGGCAGCGTTTAAATTACCAATAGCACCCGCACCACCGCCCCCCGATTGATCGGAAACGGCCCGTATTGTTGCCGATACCGTCGCAGCACTTAATACCACCGCACCGATCGTAATATAAGTAACACCGTTATCGGTGTTAATTAACTGAGTCCCAGACGGTAGCGATCCGACTTGATTAGTAACGGTGATATCGATTAATAATTCGGCTTGCGTAGCTGCGACGGGATCACCTATACCAATTAATCGCCCCCAAAATGTAAGCGGGTTAACCGTAGTACCGAAAATCGTTGTATCTTTAGCCGAAGCGGTTGCAACATATATATTTAAAAATATAGAACCACCGTATTTATATAACAATATGAAAACACCCGCGAGGACTTTAGCGAGTACACGACCAAACGATTTAGGTAACAACGGTATCGTTTGATTAAACGATAACTCTAATTGTGCGATAATATTCGCGCTTATACTATTTATTGTGGGTGTGGTTAGGCTCATTATTTTATTACCTTCCAATTTTCTATAAATTCAAAGTTTAAACTTTCGCCCAACGCCCCGATAACAATCGTAATTTTTACAGCGTTTAACGTCGGTATCGTCACCGTAGCTTCGATAGTTGTCGCGACTTTTTTATCTAACATCCATTGTAAATCGCGTTTCGCAGCTTCTTTGATACGACGTAAATTATTACTCGTAGCAGGTAAAGACTGTAATAAATTTTGCGTTTCACTTCGATAATGTTTAGCTTTATCGATTTCGTCTATGTTACCCCACCATGTAAACGAATTATCGTTGCGCCCGTCGTCGTCCTCATTACCGCCGAACAACGATAGATACGCCGCTGTATCTAAACCGCCGGACATTTCAAAAATACCATTGACGACGTTAATATTACCGCCGTCAGTAGTTTGATATAATAATGGATCGCCGTCGTGTGCCATTATTGGTTAGGCCCTGTGTTACCCGGTGGTGTACCTGCTAAATGTGTATGTCCGGCTAATTCTAATGTAAGAACTTTAAGCGATGTATCTGCTTCGATTGCATCCGCGTTTACTGTGTCGGCGGTTATACCTGCCGGAGTTGTAATATTACCCGTCGTATCAATCGTAACGCCGTTTATAACCACAGTGCCGCCCGCTTGTAATTCAATCGACCCGGCAGCGTTCGACATAATTCCCGAACCGTCATTTTTTAACCAGAATGAAACGACCGCCACACCGGTCGCAGGGTCACGCGCGTAGATGCGTTTGTCGCCCTCTTGCGCGACCGGGTCGTTAATGGGATCAACATACCCGACTATCGCTTTACCGCCGTTACGCGGGACGTCCGCCGCTAATACGTAATCAGTAATTAACGGGAACGAATCATCGCCGGGCGCGCTAAAATGCTGCGCGGTTTTATTCTCGCCACCACCTAGATCGATTTTAACATTCGATATTTTCGCACCGTTTGTAACGGCCCGGACGAATGATAAAATTTTTGCGATGGTAACCATAGTTATTTAAGCACCGTAATTAATGTGCCCGATACCAACATCACCAGACCATACCCCCGGTCTATTTTTATAAATAGCGTCATTACCCAATCGTAGAACGTAAGTACCTGCCTCCGGTAGAGTAAGCTCGAATCTCATAAGCAACGTAGTTGCTGTGTCCCCCTCAATTCCGTAAGGTGGTGTTCGTAGTATTCCTTTAAAATTTTCCTTAGGCCAATCGATCGGATGTTGTTCGTTCATACAATATAAATTTTTATTACCTGCGGTAGTAAATGCCGCGAATAATCGTAGTGCAATTTTAGGCATATAGCCGGATGCTCCTCCCACATCTGCTTCTGCATACATTTCTGCCCAGAAAGTATCGCTCGCCAACATATCGCCGCCAACATTTTGCCCTTGTATCCAGATAGAGTCGCCCGCGTTACCTGTTATAGATATCTGTTGCATTAAACCTAAACCGTCCGGGTGTGCAACAATCGAACAAGTGACGTTAGTTATCCCCGTATTTACTTGGTCGTTCAGGCTCAACCCTACAGCTAAATCACCCGTCGCGATTGCTATATCCCCCGCCGGTGGATTGCTATAAGGCGTGTCGGTCATAACTGGATTGTCTATTAATTGTAACGATCCCGCATTTTCATTAAATGTGTCTATTTTACTCGATGTTAAATCAACACCATTAGTGAATAAACCGACCGTTACCGCTGCGACGGCCTCGCCCATAATTTTAGCGAATAACACTTTAGGGTGAACATTGTCTGTATACCCGGCACGTAATAAAGCGGTGACAGTTACGGAGGATGGTTCGATAACGAGTTTATAATAATCTACAAATACAGCACCTTGTACAGTACGCCCATAATTTCTTATTTCATTATTAACATAAAAACATTTTTCTAACTGTGCGTCAGTGTACGCGACACTATCATTAGGCCAAAAAGTGCCTAGTATGACTAGCCGCCCTTTGGCTATCGCCTGATCGGCCATAGATTTTATATCAGCCCACGTTGTTTCTTTTGTTATGGCGGTTGTAAGATTATTGACCCCCGCTAAAATATGCACGATATCATTATCGCGATCTAACACATTTGTTTGAAAATTCGCGAGTATCTCGGTTGTAGTTGCGCCACCGTCGCCCGCGTTTATATCCAAAAAACAAGCCCAGTTAAGAGCGCGCATCCACCAATAGTAGAAACCATTTCCCCATATTCCGATACTGGTTAATGATGCACCAGTACCCGACGTGCAAAATTCAGTGATAGAATCGCCGACAATAGCAATTCGGCGACCTTGCGTTTTTACGATATCAGACGCCGCTAAAACATCTAACGCCGCATGTTCTTTTATATGTCTTGGTAAATTCATAAATTAACCCCTATGTATAAGTTAACGCGGCGACGGCAACTAAATCAGTAAATACATTATCGAATGATGCGACACCTTTAACAACGTTAGCCCATTGAAAATACGCATCAGCTTTACGCATACGACTAACCCGCCATTGTGCGGTAGCTAATGGTGTGCCGGGGTTCGCTTCACCAAAATATTTATATGTAGCATCCTCATATATAGGACCGCTTGCGAGTGCTACATCGATTCCGTTTTTACTTGGTCCACTCATAATTAATAACCTCTTGTTAATCCCACGGTAATGTATCGGGTATTTCCCCACTAAACGAACCGGGTAATACTAAATTTAATGTAGCTGTTTCGGTCTTGTCGTCTTTCTCAAAATCAACCGACCGGATTATAAATTCGTACTCATTGTATATCATAGCGTCGGGGGCCTGCAATATAATCGTAGTGTTTGATTTCCATCGATTACCGGTAGAATCGCGCCACGTATTGACCCGGACGACGTAAGATACCAGATTACCGAACATGCGGCCCGCTTTAGCCTCCACCGCCGCTTTAATAGTGCTATCGATAGTGTCCGGGACCTTAAATATAAACGGTCTTACAACGCCGGACAAGCGGGGGTTTTTAACAGTGAATTGCGACCCATCTAAACCCACAGTAACCGGATCGATCCCGGTAATATGACTATAATAATTTTGCGGCTCGAATGAGGGCGTAACGGATAATACAGGCGTCGCGCCCTGTCTTAATATTGCGACCGGGTTACCCGTTTTAACAGATTGCCATATCACTAATTTACCTTGTTCGTCATTCGTTAATATTAAATTACGTTGTTTTAATAATTCAATAATAAATATTAGTATTTTTTTATCGGGGTCGGTTGCTACTATTTCGAATATTGCACCCTGATCCGCTTGAATATCGACGACGATACCGAACGGCGCGATTAACGTCGTTATAATTTCGCGTAAATACTGGTCGTTAAACTCTAATTTATCTAACATACTCGCCGGGGGCGTACAGTCATTTAATACGCCGGGCAATGAGTAACAACTAACCGATATAATTTTATTATCATTTTCGATAACAGGAACCGGGGTTAACATAGTCCCGGTAAATATCGGGTCGCCACCTACGGTAACGACAACGGATTGATACGAAAACGGGCGGAATGTTTCTTTAAAACCCGGTAAGTTAACATCGAATGGCGCGCTAAATTCTACGATATCGATACTATCGAGCGTGTCGGTAAATCGAATTTTATCCCAAAATTTAAAACGTTTACCGTCGATTAATAGTGCGACTTCCTCGTTATTGTTCGACGCGGTTTGTTGTTGTTTATCTTTCGGCGCGTTGGGAATTTCCGGGATAATTAATTCGGTGCCCGGTGTTAACGGTTCATAAACACCGGGGTTAGCTAATGCTACATTACTCGCGTTTTGTTCGGTGCCATATTTTTTACGTGCGATTAATTCGAACGTATCACCAGAAATGACGGTATATGTATCAGACATAATATAGAATCTCGCGACCTATCGGTAATTCTAATATTTCCGATCCGCTTAAATCGTTTGATGTTATAAAAAAATCTAACTGGTCGTCGATACTTCCGTATAATTCGGCAACTAAATCGATAATAGTACGGTTTCGATCTAGTATTAACCGGCGTTCCTGTTTAAGTGTAAATGATATCTCAACTAAAAAACCGGCGGTTAATGCTACGGCCTCTTGTAACTGTTGGTATGCCGATCCGGCATCTATCTCGCCTAACGATTCGTAATTGTTATCGCGCCATACAATCAAGTCGTTAAACTGAGTTAGTATTACTTCCGCCGCTTCGAGTGCGTCGGTTTTTGTCGCGAATTGATTATTAACAACGGACACAATCGACCCGGCTACGTATGTCGAGGCGTACAAATCGTTAGCATGAAACGCGTTAGAGTTTCGGGCGTCGTTACCCGGCGTGGCGTTATCGCCTGACAATATCGAATCGGCTAGATTTTTATACGCGTCGAGGCGGGCGGTAATACTTGTTAACGCTCTCGCGGGTGCCTGTATTAATATTACAGTTTGAAACGCGAGCGTTAACGGATCTGATATTAATACATCGATACCGTTATTAATCGAATCGTTTATCGCGTTAAATTGTTTTTGTACATCGGCCTGTACATCGGCGATAGATTGTAACCCCGATTTTACATTATCGAGTAACGCCGTATATGTATTTTTAAAACTGGATTGTTCGACCGCACTATCTAAACTCGCAACGTCCTCAAATTCTGCCGCCGCCGCGTCGTTATATTCGTCAACCGAAGTTAATACCGAACTCGCCGGGTCCGTTTGCGACGCCGGGTAAATAAGTCCGATT